AGTTTAAGGTTACAATGCCTTTTCCTGGTTACGCACAAGTTGGTGGAGAGATAGAAGAGTTAGCATTCTTATGTAAGGTAACGCAGTTACCTGCTATGAGTTTGGCACCAATTACGGTACCATTTAGAGGTAGACAAATTAAGATTGCTGGCGATAGAACATTCGCTGATTGGACAATTACGGTTATCAACGATACAAATTTCAAAATCAGAAATGCTTTTGAAAGATGGTCAAATGGTATTAACAATGCGACAGACGGTGAAGGATTAACAAATCCTGCTGACTATCAAGTTGACGCATTTGTTGACCAGTTGGATAGAAACGGTGCAACTATTAAGTCGTACACTTTAAGAGGTGCTTTCCCGACTGAAATAGCTGCAATTGATTTGGACTACGGTAACAATGACACCATTGAAGAATTCCAGGTGACATTTGGATACCAATACTTTGAAAGTAACACTACTACATAGTATATAAATATATTGTAGTAAATACAAAGGAATAATATTATGGCGGAATTATTTGGATTTTCTATCACACGAGCTAAGAAAACAGCGGATCCAAAACAAAGCTTTACACAACCTCAAGCGGATGATGGTACACAAACCATCGCCGCTGGAGGCTATTTTGGTCAGTATCTTGACATGGAAGGTACTGCTAAAACAGAGCAGGATTTAATCAGACGATATAGAGAAATAGCATTACACCCCGAGTGTGATATGGCAATTGAGGATATTATCAACGAAGCTATCGTTGCTAATGAACTTAAAGACGCTATAAAACTACGATTAGACCAAGTAAAGTTTGGAAACGAAATCAAAAGAAAGATAGAAGACGAGTTTCAAGAAATATTAAGGTTGATGAACTTTAATACAAAAGGTCACGACATCTTTAGAAGATGGTATGTTGACGGAAGAATGTATTACCATAAAGTGATTGACAGAGAATCACCAAGAAAAGGTATTACAGAGTTAAGATACATAGACCCACGAAAAATTAAGAAAGTTAGAGAAGTAAGAAAGAAAAGACCTGACGGTCCATTACCTCACGGTTTAACAATCGTTGATGAGTTTGAAGAGTATTACTTGTTTAATGAAAAAGGTGTTGCAGGAACAACATCTGGTGGAATTAAGATAGCACCAGACACAATAGCATTTGTGCCATCTGGTATGGTTGACCAAAACAAAAATATGATTTTGTCATATTTACATAAGGCAATTAAACCAGTTAATCAATTAAGAATGATTGAAGACGCTACTGTAATTTACAGAATCGCAAGAGCGCCTGAAAGAAGAATATTTAAGATTGATGTAGGTAATTTACCGAAAGTTAAAGCTGAAGCATACTTACGAGATGTTATGGCTAGATATAGAAACAAACTTGTTTATGACGCAAGTACAGGTGAAATCAGAGATGATAGAAACTATATGTCTATGTTAGAGGACTTTTGGTTACCAAGTAGAGAAGGTGGTAGAGGTACGGATATTACTACACTACCTGGCGGACAAAATCTTGGAGAAATATCTGATATTGAATACTTTAGAAGTAAACTATATCGTTCATTGAATGTACCAGCAAGTAGATTAGAAGCAAGTCAAGGTTTCAATCTTGGTAGAAGTACCGAGATAACTAGAGATGAACTTAAATTTACAAAGTTTGTACAAAGGTTGAGAAAAAAGTTTACAGAGTTATTTAATGATATATTAAAAACACAACTAATACTTAAAGCTGTTATCACGGAAGAAGATTGGCATTTATTAAGAGACTATGTACAATATGACTTTTTACAAGACGGACACTTTGCAGAATTAAAAGAGTCTGAAATGTTAATGGAAAGATTGAGATTGGCCGATTCTATGAGAGACTATGTTGGTAAATATTTTTCAGTTGAGTATGTAAGAAAGAATGTATTACGACAAACTGATAGAGATATTGCTGATATTGATAAACAGATTAAGAAAGAAATTGATGACGGTATAATCGCAATGCCAGACGCAGGCGAATATACTAGAGAAATCAAATAGGAGAAATTAAAATGAGTGAACATATTAAGAAATTTGTTGACGATTTGTCAACTGGTAATAATGCTGACGCAGGCGAGGCTTTTAAAGACGCTTTAAGAGCTAAAGTTGCAGATAGTTTAGACCAGGCAAGAGTTGATATTGCAGGTAAAATCTTTACTAATGTTGAGGCACAGCCTCATAGCGACCCTAAACCTGTTGTAACAGACCCAGCGCCTGAAACTCAAACAGTTATGGATACGCAAGGTAATGAAATTGCTTTTACTGATAATGGTAATGAGCAACCAAAACCTGAAAGTGAAGTACCAGCAGAGGCACCAGCTAATGATGAAAGTCAACCAACTACTTAAACCAAATGTAGTTGATACAACTACTTTTAATGATTTACCACCTAAACATAAAGAGGTGGTAAATGACTTTTTTAGTCAAGTAAATTATGATAACAATGATGTTGTAAAAGAAGTTGAGGCAACAATAGATAAAGTTGCTCTTAAACATAATGTACAAACAAATGTTGTCTATGATTACATGGACAAAGAAATAGGAGTATAAACATGGCGTGGGTAGATGTACCAGGTTCAAGCAGTATTTGGCAGTATGAAAATTCTGCTACAGCGGCCAACACATATTCAGATTCAGGCGCAGGTGCAAACTCAGCCTTTTCTGGTGGTGTAAGAACATATACAAAACCAGGTGGTGGTACTGTAAAAGTTTATGCTAGAACTAGAAAAAAAGGTACGACAGTTGAAAGAGGCGAATTAAGTAAAACTTATTATGACAATCAGTAGTACAAATTTAGTTGATGATACTTTTAAAGTAATTAATAAAATTACTGGTGCTCGTAACGAGAATGAGAAGCTTATTAATTTAGATAATTTATCTGGTGCTACTAACGAATCAGAAATTTCTATAGCAAATGTATATTATGAAGTTGAAGGCACAGGCAAGGTACAATTGTTATTTGAGAATACAAATGAAGACGAAGAGTTTACAATGACAGGTATAGACAATTATGGTCTAAAACCTAGTGAACAAAAAATAAGAGGAACAGGCGACATAACAATTAAGACAGATAACTTTGTAGATAAGTTTAGTCTTATGTTAGAGTGTCATAAAGAAATAGGATTTAGCAATGGCTGATTTAGTAACAACACAAACAATAGCTGATACCTCTGGTGTTAAGTTTGTCGCAAAATTAACAAACTTTTCAGACGGTACTGGTGAGACACAAGTAAAGAAAATAGACGCTTCAGAGGTCACATTTATGACCGAAGATGGTAACAGAAAAATATCAAGAGTATGGTATTCAATTAACACGGCTAACGCAAAATCAGCTGTAGAGTTAATATGGGACGGAGCAACCAACTCAACTGCTATGTTATTAAGTGGTAATGGTTATTTTGATTTAAGAACTGCTGGTAATGAAGTACCAAATAATTCTACAACCCCTACTGGTGATGTATTGTTGTCTACCAAGAACTTTGCTATAGGCGATAATTACACAATTATTGTAGAGTTTAGATAAGTTTTTGTATAAATAGTATAAGAGAGAAAATATGAAGCTAATATCGGAAGAAATTTCAAACGCAGAATACTTGGTTGAAGAAACCAACGGTAAGAAGAACTACAAAATTCGTGGTGTCTTTCTACAATCAGATATCAAAAATAGAAATGGAAGAATATATGAGAATGATATCTTATCAAAAGAGGTAGATAGATACACAACAGAATTCATTGATAAGAAGAGAGCTTTTGGTGAGTTAGGACATCCTGACGGACCAACTGTAAATTTAGAGAGAGTATCACACATGATTACTGCTCTAAAACCAGAAGGCAAAAACTTTATCGGTGAAGCAAAAATCATGGACACTCCATACGGTAAGATTGTAAAAGGTCTTATAGATGAAGGCGCTCAATTAGGCGTATCTTCAAGAGGTATGGGCTCTTTGGTTCAAAAGAACGGTGGTAACTATGTGGGTAAAGATTTCTACTTAGCTACAGCCGCTGACATTGTTGCAGACCCAAGCGCTCCAGACGCTTTCGTAGAAGGCATTATGGAAAATAAAGAGTGGATATGGGACAATGGCGTAATAAAAGCACAGGATATTGAAGATTATAAGAAACATATCAATGAGGCGAAGAGACTTAAATTAGCAGAAGCTAAAGTAAATGTCTTTAAAAACTTCATTGAAAAACTTTAATCTTATAAATATCTATTAATAAGAGAAAAATTACTAGTAATTTTTAAAAAGGAGATTTCTCAAATGGCCGATACAGAAAACAAATTAGCGGCGTTAGAGCAAGAAGCAGTAGCAGAGGCGTCAAACCCTCAAGCTGATGCTCCTAAAAAGAATGCTGTAGCGGCTGAGCCTACTCATCTGAAAAATGATGCCGAAGATTTAGGACCAGCTGTTGTAAAACCTACAGACAGCAATCCTGACGCAACTAAAAAAGTAAAAGAAGTTTCTGGACAAGCTCCTCAAAAATCAGAGGGTGCTCCTGATCCAATGCCAACTTTGAAAAAAGAAGGTGTTAAAGAAACTGAACAAGAAGGTTCGGAAGAAATCAAAGAAGGCGAAATGCCGAAAGCTGCTCTTGACGCTCTTAAAAAGCATAAAGGTAAAGAAGACGAAAAATCTGAAGAAGTCGAGTCTGATAAAGAAGACGAGAAAAAGGATGTTTCAGTTTCTTACAAAATGAAAAAAGAAGAAGTTGATGAGCATATGGACGCTTTAGTCGCTGGACAAGATGACTTATCCGAAGAATTTAAAACTAAAGCTGCAACTGTATTTGAATCAGCAGTAAACTCTAAAGTAAAAGAGATTGCTGAATCAATGGAAGCAGATATTAAAACAAACTACGAGCAAGATGTTAGTAAGCATAAAGAAGAGTTAACTGAAAAAGTTGACAGCTACTTATCTTATGTCGTTGAAGAGTGGATGAAAGAAAACGAAATCGCTCTTGAAAGAGGCATTAAAGGTGAAATCGCTGAAGACTTTATTACAGGTCTTAAAAAACTTTTCGCTGAACACTATATTGATGTTCCTGATGAAAGATACAATGTGCTTGAAGACCAAGCAACTAAAATTGAATCTTTAGAAAAGAAACTCAATGAGCAAATAGAGAAAAATGTTGAATTAAACAAGGACAATGCAGAAAAAACTAAAGCTGAAATTATGGCTGAAGTTGCAAGCGACCTTGCTGATACAGCAAAAGAAAAATTTGCTAAACTTGCTGAAGAGATTGAATGGTCTAACGCAGAAACTTTTAAATCAAAATGTGAAACTATTAAAGAATCATACTTTGGTAAGAAAGAAGAAGTGAAAGACGAATTACATGATGTGGCGGCTGTTGATGGGACTTCTAACGAAGACTTATCAAAAGCTATGGCTGCTTACACTGCCGCTATAAGCAAAACTAAAGATATTAAAATATCTTAGGAATACGGAAAAAGGGAGAAAAATAAAATGTACTTATCCGAAACACACGAAAAAAAATGGCAGCCTGTGTTAGAACACCCTGATTTACCAGAAATCAAGGATTCTTACAGACGAGCCGTTACATCAGTTATCTTGGAAAACCAAGAAAGAGCTGCTAAGGAAGACCAAGCGTTTTTATCAGAAGCTGCACCTACGAACTCAACAGGTTCAAGTGTTGCTAATTGGGATCCAATCCTAATTTCATTGGTAAGAAGAGCTATGCCTAACCTTATCGCTTACGATATTGCTGGTGTTCAACCAATGACTGGTCCAACTGGACTAATCTTTGCTATGAGAAGTAGATACACTTCACAAACTGGTAACGAAGCTATGTTTGACGAAGCTGATACAGACTTCTCTGGAAGAAACGCTGCTGG